AGAACCTTTTTAGTTTTACTCGCAGCACCTTTAGTTTTCTTTTTACCCATTACATCGCCCCTTGTTGATTAAACTGCTGTTGCGCCTGCATCTGTCGATCTTCCTGCCGCTCTAAGTGATTCAACGATTCCTTAGCCACTGCGATCTCTGCTTTCTGATCGTCCTTAATTAAGTCAGCACTAATCTTAGCCGAAGCGATGTTCTCACTACTCTCTATTTTAGCAAGTGCTGCCTGATAGTCAAGACTATTATTTTCACGCTGCATCTCGATCTGCGAACCCTGTAACTGAACAAGCGGATCTTCTTGCTGTGGTGGTGCTAGGCGAGGTAATATCTCAGCAATCAACTTAGCTTCAATCTCTTCAACCGACGGACCTTGAGGTATACCTTGTTGAGGCATACCTTGTGGTAACTGCGCCATACCGCCGTTTGCAAAACCCTGCGGTAACTGTGCAGGTTGTTGCATACCCTGCGGTAACGCCTGCTGCTGCATACCTTGTTGTTGCATACCCTGCACCTGACTCTGCGCGAGGAACCCAATGTGTTGCATCACATCCTGCACTACATTAGCGTAGAACTCCGGATTCTGACTCACTGCTGGATTCTGTACAAACAATATATGCGCCTCAATATGAGCCTGATGGTTCTGATCCTGCATAGCCGTTAGCTTCTTATTCTCTAACACCCTCGCGTGCTCCAACGCTGGAGTCATAGCCTGTGGTTTGTCCTCAGGCACGAGCAGAGCATCCACATTACTTATACCCATAGCTTTATACATTGATACATACGCCGCGCGAAGATTATGAATCTCAGGTGCTTGCGATGCCATCTGCAACTGCTGTTGCGCTAAGATAATGCGCTGTGCCATTGAGAATATATTAGGGTCACTGACCGGTATAACATCAACACGGTCATCAAAGTCCGTCTGCATCACCATCTTATCAGCGCCGGCTATCATATACGGATACTGTGGGGGCATACTCTCTTTAATCACACGAGCTAAGATTTTAAATTCTAATTTCTGCGCATAGTGCATCCGTTTATGAATTGCACTCATCACCTTAGTACCACGCTCTAACATCGCAACCGTAGTCCCTACCGGCTGTTGCTGCCCAGCTGTATCACCCACTTGCACATCCGCAATAGATGCGAAGCGCTGACCTGTTTCAGTCAACGCGCCAAGTAAAGTCATCAATACAGCGGATGGTTCCTTGTACGGTAGTGGCATAAACGCGTCGCGCAAATTACCGCCAGGGACGTCAGTATCTCGCCACTCGCCGGGAGCCATTGGTTCATCAGCCCCCTCTACGCGCATACCTTTCATCTTAAACCCACCAGGTAGGTTAGCGAAAGTCCCTGCGTCAATTAACTGACGTAAAATACTAGTAACTGACTTACTCAAGCCACCTATCATATGTACGAGACCAAACCCGTAGAAACCAAGTCCAGATGTAAACTTAAAATGACTGAAGAACTCAAGGCGCTTACTGAAGCTATCCGCTTCTGCCCAGTTTCTACGCACTGCTAACACTGACTCACTATCTTTCTCAATAGTAACAATATAAGGAAGCGCTATACCTGTTAACTCACCCTCTTCACTCTCATGCTCAAAACCCTCAAGATCGAGGTTCACATGGAACTCCAACAGCTCGTAACTCTCATCCCCCTCAAACACCACGGGGCTCAACCCTTGTAACTCATCAGTACGCTTCTGCACATCAGAGGCTTCGAGTTCACTTGCTTCAAGCTCAGTGTCCCGATAGAACCCTGTATATTGATTCTTACGGATGTCGTTACCGCTCATTGTCACGACGTGTGTAATTCGATCGGCACTGAGTAAGCTAGTAGACCCGTAGTTAACAACTAAGTCCTCTGCGTTAACAAATTTACTAACAGGGCGACCTTTGGTCTCATCATAATAAGTCTTCTTAAACGCTGAACCTGCTAACGGCAGATAATAAAGCATCTGATCCAAATCAGGATCAAACTCCTCCATCACCTCAGTTATCTGATAATTCATAAAATCAGACACGCGCTTGGCCTGGTCTACGAGCTCAGGTGTCTCACTACCCATTACCCTAGAACTGACAGGGCCTTCCGCAGGGAGCATTTCCTTATACGCTTGCGCTTGGAACTGTGTAACACTCTCCGCTAGAAGCGGGTGGTGTACGCCTGCAGCACCAGGGAACGGATCGGTACGCTCTTCGAACCCCACGCCTAACTGATCGAGCCCTTTCTTATAAGTCTCTAACCACTGCTTACGAGAGTCGTGATCCTTTTCAAAAGCTTCCATTAAATCGGTGGAGAGTTCTGTCAATACATCGTCACTCACTACCTCCGCGAGGTTGTCGAAATGCTCAAGATTACCAGCATCCACATCCTCGCCTGGCGCGAAGTCCACTGTGACTCCCCCGTCGTCGTCTTCTACAATCTCAACATCGCCGTCCTGCGCGACTAAGTTATCCTCTAACTCCACCTCTTCCTCATCAATCGAGGGGATTGCGTCGTCTGGTATTGCATACGCTTTATCTACTGGCATTAGTAATAAATCCTTTTCCGTGAACGAGGTTCATACTCCTCTTCGTAATCAGAGTGAAGCCGAATGAACCCACCTTGTCTAAATCTTAACAGTGCTTGTGTCGTACTGTCAACTAAATCATCATTAGGCGCAGCAGGGAACTGATGACACTCCTCAATTAACCCCTCCGCCCACTCATCCTTTGGTGCCCAAACATATCCACTAGCGAACATATCACTTACCGAGTTAGCCCTTACAATCTTGTCGTTACCTCGCGTAGGAGTGTAGTTCTGAACAGGCACACCAATTCTGCGGAGTTCCGCAGTTAATGGTAAACCACTCGCTTTACCCTCAATAATAACTGAGTCAGGTTGCCAATATTGATATAGCTCCAATGCTTTTAACTTCAACTCTGGGAAATTATAACGCCCCTTGACTGAGTCTAATAAAATAATATGAGCTTCGTCCCCCCCAAAGATACGATCTATCTCCTCTCCATCTTCCATTATCGTATGCTGTCCGTAATGACCCTCGGGGTAGAAAACACCCCATGTTGTAATTGCAGAGTAGTCCGCCGTCTCGCTTTTAAGAAACGCCGTGTCATAACTCTGAATAATATACTCACACTCAGGGGGGTGGTCCGAATTCCATCGGTTCCAATACTGTCGCTGTAGTATTGCACCCTCTTGAGCTACTGGGTTCTGTTGATACAACGCGCCCCAGTCTCTAGGTCCAATAGCTTTTTTAATTTTACTAAACGCGTCGACATCATAGCGCACAGGGTGAAGCGCTTCACCCTCTAAGCGGTGAGGTTCGTCGTGCACTGCAATAGCAGGGTAGGATACAATATCCCACTGATCCCCACCGTCTTGCATTGCCGCCAATAGTCGCCCTGCGATATCGTCAACATGCCAACGGGTTAAGATCAGTAACACTCCGCCTCCCGGCGCAAGTCGCGTATATGCTGTCGATGTGTACCAATCCCACACCTTATTACGATCTGTAGCACTCTCTGCGTCTACCCTATTCTTAATAAGATCATCAAGAATAAGACAATTCGCACCTTTACCCGTAGCAGGTCCACCAACACCCACTGCTAAGTAACCTCCGCCTCGTGTGGTTAGCCAGTTCTCTGTAGACTGGGAATCCTTAGACAGCTCGGTCTTAGCGAATACGCTCTGATAATTAGGCTCCCTTAATATTTGCCGCACCTTACGTGAGAAACTTAATGCCAGAGATGCCGAGTACGAACAGCTAATCAACTCCTGTGTAGGGTTACGCCCTAAGAACCAAGCGGGGAACTGCGTAGACACCAGTTCACTCTTCCCACTTCGTGGAGGCATGAACAACATCAACCGAGGGCTTTTCCTGTCTGTCACGTCCTGTTCAAACTGCTCAAGCTTTTCACAAATCTCTTTATGAACCCAACCCGCTTCATAGCCTTCTACATTACGCATCACAAAAGGTAAGAGCCTACGCCTTGAGAGTGCGCGACTAGCGAGCTCCTGCTGAGCAAGTTGCCCAGCAGTTAGCTCTACCTCCTCACCCGGCTCTTCGTAAGTATCTGTCATTTACCCAAGCCATTAAAGAGCCGAGCAGACTGAGTTAAGTCCTCCGTATCAGGCTGCATAGCCCGATGTCGCTCCACTCTATACATCTGACTTTTATGTTCCATCTTAAAGAAGTCCATAGCTCCTTTGTCCCCCTCTCTAAGGGCTTTAGCAGCGTTCTGCTCTGCGTGACCTACCGCATCCTCTAACCGTTTAAGCTCAAGCTCCCACAACTGCACTCCATGTTTCTCGGCGAGTTCTTCCATTCTAGCTTTTCGATACTTAATAGTATTAGGATCATACTTAACTATAGCCTTGACACTTAACATTTCACGAGCGTCCCCCACCATATCCATATATTTTGAGTCTTCTGTCATTCGTGCACCAGCTAAGTTATCTACGAAGTCATCATACTGATGGTCGAATAAATCGGGGGCTAACTCATAGGCCTCTGATTCTGCCGCATCCCTATGTATCCCTGTAAGCCTATTTATCTCGTCATCCAACTTCTTCCTGCGAAGCGATGCTTTACGCCCCGCTGGTGTTAACCTATCGAAATCAGACTTACCCCCACCAATCTTCTGGTCATAGGCCTTGTTAAAATTCGTGATTATGCGGTGTCGGAAAATGTCGCCCGGTTCACTCTGCACATACCCTCGGTGGTGTAACCAATTAGTAGCAGCAGGGCGAGGGATCGTCCTACCTACCCTTCCCCCAAACTTACGCAGATTATCACCCGTAATTTGGTCCGCCTTATAAATCTCACTCACTATTGATTTAAACCAAGGGGTGCGCGCTGCAACTTTAGCGGCGTTGCCCGCTGCGGTTTTACTCCCTGCCGTTTTAGTCAGCGTATCTCCGTGTTTACTAACCTCCTTAGCCACTTTCATCGCCATTAGTGGCGCTGCTGCTACCGCTGCTCCCTTACCCATAGTCCCCATAAAAACTCTGCGCCCCTCCACATAATCCGGATTCACCGCCTCACCTGCTACTACCTTTACCTTCCTAGCTGCCGACGGAGCGCGGAGCGCAGTGATCCCACCACCAAAGGGCATCATCACCTCCGTCCCAAGCTGTACCGCCAAATCCCCACCCACATTACCCGGTGTTCTCACATAACCCTCGTACTCCGGAGCACCTAACGTCTCCCCATATACTTGTGATGCCTCTTCGAACCCCGAAAAGTAGTCCTCATCCGCCCCCATCAAATTATTTGCAAATGTAGTAGGCGCTCGGAACACATCCCCTACAAGGTTCGGTAGCGCCATTGCGTTAGCCGCCCCTTGTCTCCAACCGTGCTGTATTGCCTCCGTGTTCGGCGTATACTGACTAGCTAACCACTCCGCTTGCGTCATCCCCTTTACCTCACTAGTAGGTAACTTGTGCGCTAAAAGGCGGTCTTGTGATTTACTAAGTGCGTCAGCGTGTATATCATTATCACGTAGATACTCCGTAACTTCCTCCTTATTCCCCTTACCTCCGCTTTGCCGCATCGAGATAAGCATCCCTTGTTCCGTTGACGCTTCAGCTTCGTTATCCATCCCTTAACTCCATCATTGTGTTCCCTCTACAACCTCGTACT